ACCATTACAATAAAAAGAAAGAATATTTACTTGAAAATGTTGGTAGATGTTGTGTTTTATGTGGGTCTACTTCAAACATAGAATTTGACCACATTATGCCGAGAACATCTACTGAAAAGGATAAACAAACTAGAGAAAGAACAGGAAACACTGGAGGAAATGTTGTATGGAATAAAAGACCATCTGCAATGAGTTGGGAATGCATAAAAAAAGAAATTCCCGACTTACAATCTCTTTGTAAAGATTGCCATAGGAAAAAATCCAATGCACAACTTGCTGCTGCTTGGGAACTATTTTGTTCTTTATCTTTAGAAGAACAAACAAAACTAACAAACTTACAATATGTAAAAAATGAAATTTTCTGATAAAACTCTCACACTTTTAAAAAACTTTTCTTCTATAAATCAAAGTATTCTCTTTAAAAAGGGAAATCAATTGCGTAGTATTTCTGTCATGAAAAATATTCTTGCAGAGGCAAAGATTGAAGAAGAACTACCCAAGGATTTTGGTATTTATGACCTTAACCAATTTCTAAATGGATTGAATCTTCATAAAAATGCAGAACTTGATTTTCAGAATGATGGTTATGTTGTTATTAAAGAGGGTAAGTCTCGTTCCAAATATTTCTTTGCGGACCCTAATGTAATCATTACTCCTCCAGATAAACAGATTTCACTTCCTTCAGAAGATGTTTGTTTCATTCTTGATACCAAAGAACTTGATAAGTTGCTTAAGGCTGCTTCTGTTTATCAACTTCCTGACTTGTCTGTGGTTGGTGAAGCGGGTGTTGTGAAACTCGTTGTTCGTGATAAGAAGAACGATACTTCTAATGATTTTTCTGTGGTTGTTGGTGAAACTAATGAAGTGTTTACTTTCAACTTTAAGGTGGAAAATATCAAGATTCTTCCTGGTTCTTATGAGGTCGTTATCTCAAGTAAACTTCTGTCACGATTTAAGAATACCTCGTTTAATGTGATTTATCATATTGCTCTGGAGCCTGATTCTACTTTTGGGTGATATAATCAAGTAATATTGGAGACTTTGTTTTGAATATCTTTGTAACTTCTCCATTTCCTGCTGAGAGTGCCATCGTACTCCCCGACCGTCATATAACGAAAATGGCACTTGAATGCTGTCAAATGCTTTCTATTGTTGCTTCTCCTTGGTATCATAACTATGGAGAACTTCATAAGAAAGATGGGATGCCTTATGCAACATCAAAAGGTGCATTTAGAAATCATCCTTGCACTCAATGGGCAGCGGAAACAGTTGATAATGCTTACTGGTTGATTAAGCACGGTATGAATATCTGTGATGAGTTTCAACTTCGTTATGGAAAACCACATTCGTGCTATAATACGCTTTTAGAGGCATATTATTTGTTTCCCAGGGGTAAGATTACAGAAGTGACTCCATTTGCTCGTGCTATGCCTGAGGAATGGAAGTTTGACGACACTATTGATACATTTGAAGCATACAAAAGGTACATTGCATCCAAACCTTGGGTGTCTGATAACTATCTTCGTATGCCTGAGCGTAAACCTTCTTGGATAAATTAAATTATGGCAAGTGAATTTCTTCTCACGGAAAAATACCGTCCTCAAGTAATTGACGATTGTATTCTTCCTGATGAAACTAAAAAAACATTTAAGGAGTTTGTAGAGAAGGGGGAGATTCCAAACCTTCTTCTTTCTGGACCTCCTGGTATTGGTAAAACTACAATTGCAAAGGCACTATGTAACGAATTAGGAGCAGATTATTATGTCATCAACGGATCCGACGAAGGACGTTTCTTGGATACTGTACGGAACCAAGCAAAGAACTTCGCTTCGACCGTCTCACTTACGGGATCTTCTAAACACAAAGTCATTATTGTGGATGAGAGTGACAACACAACCAACGACGTACAACTCCTACTACGGGCGAATATTGAGGCATTTTATAACAACTGCCGATTCATCTTCACCTGCAACTACAAAAACAAAATCATTGAACCCCTTCACTCCAGATGTGCAGTCATCGACTTTACAATCAAGGGAAAACAAAAGGTTCAACTTGCAGGAAGTTTCTTTAAACGACTTCAACAAATCCTGGATGCGGAAAAAATTGAGTATGATCAAAAAGTCGTTGCGGAATTGGTATCAAAACATTTCCCTGATTTCCGAAGAGTTCTAAATGAAATTCAGAGGTATTCTACGGGTGGTAAAATTGACTCTGGTATTCTTGCAACTTTCTCTGATGTATCTGTAAATGAACTTGTTAAATCTCTCAAAGATAAAAACTTTTCTGAAGTCCGAAAGTGGGTGGTCTCCAACTTGGATAACGATGCTTCTCACCTTCTTCGCAGGGTTTATGACGCTCTTTATGATTGCCTACTTCCCCAATCTATCCCTGCTGCCGTTCTTGTTATTGCTAAGTATCAATACCAAATTTGTTTCGTGGCTGACCAAGAAATTAATCTCTTAGCAGCATTAACTGAAATTATGTGTGAGTGTGAATTCAAATGAATGTAAAACTAATTCGTATGTGGTCTGGTGAAGATGTTATTGTAGACCAAGTTGGAGATTTGACGGATACTATTGTCATTCGTAATCCAATTGTTGCTATTCCTACTGGAAGTGGGCAGGTTGGATTTGCTCCTTGGTCTCCTCTTCTAAAAGATAAAAATATTGATTTGGAAGTTTCTAAAAAATATGTTGTTTATATTTCTGAAGCACAGGAACAGATTGTTGAACAATATGAACAAATGTTTTCTGTAATTAAAACTCCAGGTAAAAAGTTGATTGTTTGATTATGGTGAATTTGAATGCCTAGTACACAAAAGTCTCTTAAAACTTGTTTAAGATATCCGGGAGGAAAATCCCGTGCTTGTGAGAAGATTGGACCTTACTTTCCAGACCTCCGCAACTATGATGAGTTTCGAGAACCCTTTCTTGGTGGCGGAAGTGTTGCGATTTATATCACTAAAAAATATCCGAACCTAGATATTTGGGTAAATGATTTATATGAACCTCTTGTAAACTTCTGGAAACAACTCCAGATGTTTGGAAATGATTTAAAAAATGAACTGGTAGATTGTAAACTTGCTTACAATACTCCAGATCTGGCAAAAGAATTGTTTCTAAAGTCAAAGGAGCATATCAATGACCAAAGTTTGCCTAGCATTGATCGTGCTGTGGCTTTCTATGTTGTCAATAAATGTAGTTTTAGTGGTCTTACAGAGAGTTCATCATTTTCACCACAAGCATCAAACTCCAATTTCAGTTTGCGGGGCATCGAAAAACTGCCTGCGTATTCTGCGTTGATTGCCAATTGGAATATAACTAATCACTCTTACGAGTATCTAATGGATGGGAATAAAGGTGCTTTTATGTATCTAGATCCTCCTTATGATATTAAGGATAATCTTTATGGGCGTAAGGGATCGATGCATAAAGGATTTGATCATGATAAGTTTGCCTCTGATTGTAATTCCAACAATATGGATATGTTGGTAAGTTATAATACGGATCAACTTGTAAAAAAACGCTTTTTGGATGGAAAGTGGAACGCTGTTGAGTTTGATTTGACTTATACAATGCGTTCAGTTGGTGAATATATGCGAGAACAAAAACAACGTAAAGAACTATTACTTTTTAATTATGGAATTGGCGGATTGGTTAAACTCAATAAATCAGACGAAGAAAAACTTGATTGAAGAGGATCCTTCACTTACAAAAGAATATCCTCCATACATCATTAATAAATGTTTGTCGGGACAAGTTGATACTATACTTTTTGCAAACGAGATGAATTTAAATCATCATCTTGATAAAGATATGCAATATTCATTTTATCTAAATACTCTTAGGAAAAAGAAGAGATTTTCTCCCTGGATCCGTAAGGATAAAGTTAAAGACTTAGAATGTATAAAACAATACTATGGTTATAGTAATGAAAAAGCATCTCAAGCACTGAAAATCCTGACAAAAGAACAACTTAATTTCATAAAAAAACGACTTGATATTGGAGGGACAAAATGACTATTACGGTAGAACCAACCGTTGAATGGTCTCAAGACCAAATGGTAGAAATAATTCTTAACGAACCTGATGACTTTTTGAAAGTTCGTGAAACTTTGACTCGTATTGGAGTTGCTTCTCGTAAAGAGAAAAAACTATATCAATCTTGCCATATTCTGCATAAACAGGGTAGGTATTATATTGTTCATTTTAAAGAACTTTTTGCTCTTGACGGAAAACACGCAAATTTAACCGTAAATGACGTTCAACGTCGTAATAGGATTATTCGATTGCTTTTTGATTGGGGTTTGATTACTGTTATTAGTCCCGATAAAGTTTCTGATATTGCACCACTCAATCAAATTAAAGTTCTTTCTTACAAAGATAAAGGTGATTGGATTTTGGAACAAAAATACAATATTGGTAAAAAAGGTAAGGTAGTGGAAACTGAATAAAAAGATGACGGGGTTTCCACCCGTCTTTTTTTATGGTAGAATAAGACTAAACTGTATTAGTAAAATGTTAAAGCATCCTGCTGTAATGGGATCTCATATTTTATATGCTTGTAAAAAGTTTCTTCCATTTGAAGGATGTAGAGTTTTGGATCCCTTTGCTGGTCTGGGAACAACTGCAAAATTACTTCCGGAGTATGATGTGGTGGGTGTGGAGATTGAAAATGAATGGGCAAATCAATATGAAAAAACAATCTGTGGAGATTCCTTAGTTGTTGTTCCTACTCTTGGGAAATTTGATGCTATTTTGACAAGTCCAACTTATGGGAATAGAATGGCGGATGATTTTGAGGCATCTGATAAATCCAAACGGATAACTTATCGACATAAGTTGGGAAGAAAGTTATCGGAAGGAACAACATCTAACTTACATTATGGTAAAAAGAATAAAAAATATGAAGACCTTCATACCAAAATTTGGAAGGTTTGTGTTGATGCTTTGAAAGTGGATGGTGTGTTTATTCTGAATTGTAAAGATTTCATTTCTTCTGGGACAGTTATGGAAGTGACCCAATGGCACATTGATGTTCTTGAATCATATGGTCTGTCTGTGCTAGAATCTATCCGTGTTCCATCAAGGGGAATGCGATTTGGATCTAACTCTCAACAAAGAATTGATTATGAAAACGTTGTCTGCCTCAAAAAACTTTCAGTCTGAAAGCACCGCCTCTGGTGATGAGTACGAGCGTATTGTCAAAGAGGATTTAATCAGTAAAGGATATACTATTCTTAAAACAAATGTAAAAATTCCTGGTATTGGAATTAATGTTGATTACATTGCCGAAAAAGATGGTGTTATTGAATATGGTGAAGACAAGGGTGGTAGGTCTGGTAATAAAAAACGTCCAGGTGCTCAACGTACTGATAATGTAAAAAAAGCAATTGCTAACGGAGCATTATTGAAAGCAGAGTATCCTGATAGAAAATATGTTATATATTTTTCCGCACAACCAAAAGAGGGAAATTCTTCCGATGAAATGATTAAAACTGCTATTAAAGCTGGATATGTTGATGAAGTGAGATATTTAGGATATTGAAAACCGAATAAAAAAGTAGAGGATTCCGCATCCTCTTTTTTATGCTTTCTTATATAATTATATATGGATGCCGAAAAGATCCACAAAACACAAACTCGCTGCAAAGGAGCTACTATAATGACTAACCTCGCAAGGTATACTGCTGCAGATCTTTCTTCCTTAATGGATAAGATTACTCGCAATAGTATTGGAATGGATGAATATTTTGATCGTCTTTTTAATCTTCACGAAACCACTACAAATTATCCGCCGTATAACCTTATTCAAATAAATAATGTTGAATCCCATCTGGAACTTGCACTTGCAGGATTCAAAAAAGGAGAAGTAAATGTATACACAGAGTATGGAAAACTTTTTGTCGAAGGGCAAAAAGCAGATACCGAATCGGATAGGACGTTTATCCACAAGGGAGTGGCTAGCAGAAGTTTTAAACGAGCGTGGACTTTATCCGACGACACAGAAGTCAGGGAGGTTGTATTCGAAGACGGACTTCTACGGATCGTACTTGGGAAAATAGTTCCAGAGCATCATGCTCGTAAGGATTACCTATAAATAATAAAGAATATCGTCGGCGCATGAGGAGTACCTGGCAAAATCCAGGTTGACTCCTCTTTTTTTTAGTGCTAAAATAAATCAAGAATTTGGATAAGAATGTCAATCAAGCTTTTA